TACAGATCCTGTCCTGTCTTTTCTTTGAAGCGTTTACGAACAGCATCTGCTGGTGCTCCTTTAGCAATAGCGTCTTGTGCGTTTCTACGCTCTTCAGCGATGTTGGTGGGTCTAGTACCAAGACCTTGACGAACAGGCTGTGCCTGTGTAGGCTGTGTAGGCGTCTGAACACGTTCTGCTGTAGGAGAAACAGGTTTTGTTTCAGCGACAGCACCACTACCTGTACCTGTGCCGGGAACAAGAACAGCGCTAAGAGCAGCAGCAACGTTACCATTGGCAGGCTTGCCGTCAATGATGTAGCCCGATGTAGCTGCGGCGGCTCTTACCGCCTTTTCTGTGATGCTTCTAAACGCCGCCATTTGTTGCGGAGAGGCTTCTAAGTAGTTAATAGACACAGAACCATCAGGGTTGTTTTGATAAACAATGTTGTTGCTTCCTGGGTAGGCTTGCTTAAGAGCGTTTTCAGCGGCTGTGGAAAACACCTTAAGAAGGGCACCAACTTCAGGAATGTTGAAATTACCACGAGCAAGGACACCCTGTGCTTTTCTTCTCTCTTCATCTGTAGATGCAGGATCAGCTAAGATTTGACGCTGTTCACTTTCTGTTTCACTCCACTTCTTACCATCACCAGACAAGCTGGACATAGCTGCCTGTACAGCAACAAGGTTTTCTTTTGCGGCAACAACGGCAGGGTCATCTTCACCTCTTTGTGACGCTAAGCGAACATAGTTAGATGTATGTCTCTTAACCATCTCCTCTGGGTCTTCTGTTTTGATAGGAAATAACTCAACGTTGATTCTGGCAATACCAGATAGAGGCTCAGACTCTACAGGTGACATATTTTCATAAGCCAACAACTCAGCAGCAGAGCCTCCACCTAAGCCAGCAGCAATGCGTTCTGCTCTACCAGGAGAAACACCGACGTTAGCGCCTAAGATTCCTTCTTGACGACCAAAAGCACCTTGCATTTGTTCTTCTGTCATTGCTGTCGGAGGAGCAGAGATGGTGTTGATGTATTCCTGCACAGACTTGAAATTGGTAGGAATCTTGTCTTTGACGGTGATGAGGTAGTTGTTGACATCAACCTGCTCACCACGGCTTCGTCTTTCAACAAAGTCTTTGGTGATGGTGGGGTTGGAAACAAGAGCGAGTTTTTGTTCTTCTGACATGTTTTCATACAGAAAAGGCTGAACAGAAGAATATCTATCAGACAACTCTTTCTTTCTCGCCTCAATTTCAGCTTCTCTTTTCTTCTTGTTTATAGCAGCAAGCTGAAGCCTTGTCTTTACCAGAGACTCATTCTCTTCTCTTTGTTTTTCAACACGAGACGCAGCACCTTTAGCAAGGCCGGTCATCAACCCTAATAAAGCCAGTGCCATGTTTACTCCTTAGCCATTAAGCCGCCTTGCTTAACAGCAGGCGCCTCTTTCACTGTAGCAACAGCTTCTTTCAAGACAGAGCGTGCCGTGTCTTCATCAATTTCTGTTGCTTGCTCAAAGTCTTCATCTTCAACAATGTAGCCAACGTCGTTCATGTCACCAATGGTCTTCATAAGCTCAATGATGATAGGAATGACAACAGTGCCCATGTCAACAGTGTGGGTGCCTTTCATAACACCAACTCTAGAAATACCCTGAGCCATTGTCATGAGGGCAACGTTCTTTTCCATTGCAGACAACAAACTATCAACAGCTTTTTCTGTTGTTAGCTTTTCTACGTAATAAGCAACCACCTCATCAAGTGTTGTGTACTGAGGCGGTTGTTCCCAAGGTCTATTGCCGGGCTCTGTTGTCAAAGACATACCAGGAACGGTGGGCGTGAGTTGTCCAATCATTTCTTCTTTTCCTTACGTTGACCGACGAGTTCTTGTCGTTGCTTCCGAATCATCTCAATATAGTCTGCAAGCTGATCATCCAAAGCACCAGAAGACTTTGTAGGCTGCTTCATCTTAGGAGCAAGCAGCCCAGACGTAGATACAGGAAGTGTCTTGTTTCTGTTGCTAATGATGGAGTCAATGCGACCAATTAGGGATTTGTAGTTTTTCATTTAACGTCCTGGTTAAAAGAAGATGTCGGCAATGGCTGTACCAAACTCAACCAGCATGTTCGCCTCTGCCACATCTTTTGATGCTTTAGTGCTAATCTGAGAAACCATTATGTCTCTAATTCTATCTTCATTCTTCTCAAAGCTCTGCCACACCTTCTCAATCTGATCTCTGAAAAGCTGAGTTTCATTATTGTACTCAGCCAACGTCATCTGCTGCAAATTCTGAGCACCTAAATACAGAGCAGCATTAAGAGCAGCGGTGTCAGCAGTGCTTACTTCTCTACGCCATTGAGCATTGCTCTGATCGATGACGAGACGCTGCGTAGAGTTAAACTGATCCCTCAGGTTTTCTTGTTCAGTGTTGAACTTTGTGACTGAGTTCACTTGATCTGTACTAAACTGAGCTAGAGCATTACGCTGAGCTACATTAAACTGAGATATTGTAGAAGCAAGAGTCGCCATGAACTGATCTACCTGAGTCTTATTTGCTGCGTTAAACTGTTTAGCAGCATTCTCAGCCGCTGTGTCAGACAACAATGACTGTACAAGTTGCTCTGTCTTAAACAGTGTTGTCTTCTGCTCTCTGTCGTAGTTTGCCATATCCATTGCCAAGAAAGACTGAGCATTTGTAACAGCAGCTTGCTGTAGGTTGGTTAGGTTGGTGGTTTCTAACGTAGCCATCTGAGCCGCTTTAGCGATGACAACAGCTTGTCTATTCTCTAAGTTTGCCAAATCCACAGACTGAGCCAGCCTGGCGTTCTCTAACGCAATTTGTTGTTTAGCTGTGAAGTTGATATTGGCAACGTCAGCAATGCGAGCAGCATTCTTCACCTTCACTTCAAACTCTTGGTTGAACTCTTGTTCTAAGAAAGCGGCTCTTTGTTGTGCCGCCAGCACAGCCATTGCTTGTCTGTTGCTTAAATTTTGCTCAGCCATTGCTTGATAGGCTTTAGCATCGGTAGTTGCAATAGGTAAGGCCGACTCAATAGCTGCTTGGACAATAGCAGCGCCTGCCATAGAAGAAGCGCTTAAGCCTCTCTGTGCCAATGTGGCTGTAGCTACACGCAGAGCGCCAGCGGCCCAGCCAGGAGGATTCTTAGCATCAAAATTTGCTGTGAGCTTCGTAAGCTGGCCCTGTACGGTCATGTCTTCAGAGACAACCCCTTGTGCAGCTTCTTCCTTTGTCTTGGCAATGGCTTCATCAACCTTAGCCATATTGACAGCAGATTTGTCCAAAAGCTCACCAGCACCTACAGTGAGTTCAGGAGGTGCTTGAACCTCTCTAGCTTTATCAAGCTGTTCTGCTTCTAGGTCGGACAGAACAGTCTCTGTAGGTTCTTTTTGTGCTGCATCAACTTGAGCTTCTTTGCTGACAGTGCCTTTTACAGCTTGAACACCGCCTTCAGGTTTGAAGGTTCTGACATATTCTTCATATCCTTCTCGTGCGGCATCAATAGGTTCTCCATCGGGCCCTATTCTTATAACAGCAGGAAAAACCTTATCTTTACTCCACTCTTCAAAGCTAAGTGGCTTGGTTCCCTCTAATACACCTTTAACACCTTCAGCAGACTTAGACGCCTCCATTGTCGTTGCTGTGATAGCAGCAGGCATCTTTGCTTCTTCAGCCGTTGCTGTCTTAATATCTGTCACCGTCTTAGCAGTGCCAGCACCCCCTACACCCGAGATGTCTTGCCCCGGTGTAATTGATGTCGTTGCAGGGGTGAAGCCAGCAGCAGCACCTGGTGAAGGTGTACCAGTGCGTCCTTGTTCTTCGCTGAAGGTGACGTCACCGCCGCCTGTGACGCTCGGTGCTGGCGCAGGTGCTGGCGCAGGTGCTGGCGCTGTCCCTCGAGGAAACGGACCCATCTCAGACATTTGCTGAGACACATTAGGAGAAACAGTGACAGGTGTAGTTCCAGTGCTAACGCCTGGAAGGGTGATGTTAGTCGTAGAGGTAGGTGCTGGCGCAGGTGCTGGCGCAGGTGCTGGCGCAGGTGCTGGCGCAGGTGCTGGCGCAGGTGCTGGCGCAGGTGCTGTCGTTTGTTGCTGTTCTGTTGGCTCTGGTGGTGTAATGTCAGTGGCAAAACTCTCACCGGCGCCTGTAGGATTTTGACGATATTTTTCGTAGTTATCACGGAGTTCTTGTTCAGTCAGTGCCCTTGTACCACCAAAAGCTCTTCTCTGAGTCTTAGGCGCTGTCTTCAGCCATTCTTCATAGCTAACAACACCACCCACAGCATAACCCGTGACAGACCCTCCCTTAGCCATCCTCTGAGCATACTTATCCGTCACAGCGTTGTACTTCATCATCAACGCTGGTGAGCTATTAAGAAAGTCATCAAAGCCCTGCATAGGGCCGTCGTAGCCCATCTTACGAGCTAGTATTTCACGCTGCTTAGAGGTAAAGGATGTTTTCATATTCTTCCTATTAAATGTCGCTCAAGAACAAAGCCTTCTCAGCTTCTCTGCGCCTGACTAGGCCAGGCAACACTTTGCCGCCACCTTTAGTCCAAGCCATAAAGCTGTCTGCTGCTTTCTCCCAATCCTGTCTGTTGATAGCCATACGAATGCTAGAGCGTTGAAAATTACCTAGCCCAGCATTAAAGGCAAAAGAGACACAAGCGTCGAATGCTCCTTGACGACCAGCAAGGACAGGAGCAAGACGAAGTACACCTCGCTCAAATAATTCAATGTCTTTCTCAAAAAGCTCGTTAATTTCATCTTTGCTCCACACTCTGTTATCCTTTTTTTTAAGAGGATATTCCTTGCGAATTATGCCAGAGTAGTTGTCATTTCTGATAACAGGGAGCTTAATCTGTTCTTGATAGAGAACATGACCATACCCAATAGTCCAGATGTGAGCAGGACAAAGATAGGGCTTTGACATGCACCCTTCAAAGCGATGCATCAAATCAAGACCTTTCTTGCTTGTCTTCATTTCTTAGAGAAGGCTTGTGTACCAAACCAGAAGGCAATGATGGAAGACAGAATGATCATCTCATCTTCAGTGAATGCTTGGCTAGCGACAGTGATGAAATCTAAGCCCTCAGACCAGCCCCACCAAATAATGGCAAAGTTGATGATGACAAGCTCAAGAACAAAGATGAGGGTGACAACAGGTCTGATGCTGGCTCTTAAGTTTGTTACCCACAAACTAGCTCCTTTGCCAATAGCAATGTCGTGGGCCAGCAAAGCCTTCTGATGATCTACCGTAGCTTCTTGTTGTCGAATGCTGGCATCAACCTGCATTTGATCTGTTCTGATTTCTTCGACGCGGGCTTGAGCAGCAAAGCCTTTCTCCATCAATTGAAGCTCTTTGTCGTTCTGCATACGAGCTAAAGCAAGCTCATGCTTCTTATCCTCTCTGTCTTGAAAGAAGTCAAGCAGCTTAGGTAAGCCTCCCATTAAGAAAGACAACACAGTTGATAACAGGCTCATCATAATTCGTTTCCTTTCAAATGAGTGAGAATGAAGTCTGAGATGACGTAGATGAGGTAGGAACAAAAGATGATGACAGACACCATAAACGTATTTAAAGCCATCTGTTTGCGTTTTTCTGCTTGAAGATGTTCTTGACGTTTACGTCTTGTTTCAATCTTCCTACGTTCCTCTATCATCTCTCTGTAGGCACCTTGTCCGTACCTATAAAGTATCATTGTCCTAAGCTCGCTCTCTTGCTCTTCAATCTTCTTACGTCGCATCAATGCTTCCAAGGCTTCCTGTTCAACAGAGCCTTTATGAAGCAGCTTCTTAAACACAGAAGGATTGTTGGCTTCTTCTTCAGCTTTCTTTACCTCAGCACAAGCACCAAACCATTGCCCAAGCTGTGAAGCCATTCCTTCAATTTCTTGTCCTAGTTCAATGCCTCTTTTGATGGCGTTGTAGGCAGCAGTGGCAGCAGCAAAGGCGCTAACAGGATCTATCACGATGTTAGGTCTTTATAGATGGTGTAGAGTTTGTGTCCAATCATCAACACTGTGTAGATAAGGGTTGCCCATAGCAACAATTCTGACACCTGGTAACCAGCCAATGTAGCTAATGACACCGTTGCTGGTGGTGCAGCCTTAGCAATAAGGACAGCACCAGACTCTGCTGCTTGTTGTGAAGACGACATAGACTACTACCTTCTATCATTGGTGCTATATTCAATTGTCATGTCTTTGAAGCTAAAGTCGGTGTTAGCCGCGCTGCTGACAAACTGAATTGACGCATTTTTACCGTTGCCAATGAGCAACGTCTCAAAGTTTGATCCGATGTTGTCTCCAAAGATTCCTGATGTGTTACCCATAGAAATGGAAGCAGGTTGAATAACATCAGACTCATTGAAGTCAAGAAGGACATTGGCTGTGAAAGCAATGTTTACATCTCTCTCTGTTGACACAGATAAGGAATGCAGAGTCTTTCTAGTCTTGGGGTCGTTGAAATAGAAGAATGGTGTTGTATATGTTGCTGTTATGGTAGTGCCGTCAAAGGTGTTTCCGTTATCCATTTGATATAGATAAGGATCGTAGCCATTGCAGAATACAGTGAGTTCATTCACTCTGCCTTCATTGGTGAAGTTGAGACCAACAAAACCGTAGTTGTAATCAGCAAACCAAACACTAAATGCTTTTGTTTCTGCCCATTCAAATTTGCCTTGGTCTTTCAACGTACCAATAAGACCTATGGAGTCTGCTTCTGCGCCTGCATAGTCATATCTAAAAATACGATATTGACTCTTTGCGTTGATGACAACACTTGTTTGAAACACAGAATTAGAAGTGCTGGCAGAAGGGGCAATGACAGCCTCAATCTTGTCTTGAATACTGGCAGTGATAGAGCCTATGTTCAAATCTCCTAGGCGTTCTGTAGCACCTAACAAACGTATTCCGTCGTTGGTCTGAAAAGCAAGGTCACCACCAACTTCATGAATTGATTCAGGATTGGTACAACCTATGCTTTCTGTGACAGGGCTTCTAGCAAAATCTTCAACAGTGCTGCCTGTAAATCTATAAATCTTTGTTGTAGTGAAGACGATGAGCTGATCTCTAAAAGAACGAAGACCCGTGATGATCCCATCAAAAAGATAGACAGCACTACCTAATGCTGGATCATAGGAATAGACGTCAAAAGGAGCTGTGTGAATAAGTTTGTTACCTACACCGAAGAATAAATGGTCTTTGTGATAAGCAACACAAGAAGCACCATCAACCTCGCTGTTTTCGTTAAGGAGTCGATAACCTTTCAAAGGCTCAATGAGAACAGGATAGTCTCCTGTAACAAAGACAATGTTTTCAATGCCGTCTTTGATGAATCTAGCGTGCTGTCTCCTCAACGCAGAAGCAGAAATGTTTTTTACAAGACCCGAGTGATACCAAGTGATAGCTGCATTATTTGCAGGAGAGGATGTAAGACTCTGCGCTAAAGTAAGTGTTGATTGTGTTCCTACCAAGTCGGTAGCAGATAACACCGAATAAACATCTGTAACGCCACTGATGTAAAAGGTGTCTCCAACGTCTGGCTTAAAAACAAGACCATCAACAACTAATGTTGTACCTGTCTGTCCTGCTCCATCAACCAATGTTGTTCCGTTGTGGTAGGGAACAGCACTAAAAGAAGTAGCACTAACAGGATCTAATGCATTAGACAAAAAGGAATGATACCCAGACGTGCTAATGTATGCTCTAGGTGGCTGCACACACAACATAGGATAGAACGCTGATGCTTGAGCATATGAAACACCAATGCCTGTATAGCCTGTGATGGTAACAACAGCCTTGTCAGCAACGTTGGCAGATAGAGCAGGACTAAAATTGACAGTGGCTGATCTACCTTCGTCGTAATAACTACGAGAAGACACCGTATACACCGTAGCCTGTCCAGCAATGGTAAAGGTGATGTTTTGATCTAGCTGAAAGAAAGGATCAGAGATAACAATGGAGGTAGCACCAGCGCTGTGTGCTTGCTTTACCAACATCGTTGCAAAGACAGGAACAGGAGAAGTGTTGAGCTTTCTATAGCCTTTGATGCGCCTGTATCCACCCTTCAAAGAACATTCAAAATTGACAAGCTCTCTAGCACTACCAGGAAACTGATTTGCTTGCTCAATAGGAGATAGGTTGGTGATGAGGCCACCAGAGCACGCTACAGGAAAACTCTCAATTCTGTCCATATCAGCCCAACCTCGGACCAGCAATGAAGAACGGACCTGTTGCTACATAGGTCGATGTCAGATACTCATACTTGTTAATGAGAACTGTTCTCATTCTCTTGATGCCTTCATCAAACTTAGTCTTTGACAACGTAGCAGCTTGTTCATTCCCTCTGAACATATATGAGTGATACATAGCACCGTCTAAGACGACATGCTTATATCTCTCAGGAATAAAGGGAACATCGTCAAACTTCTCCAGATCAACAGGAATACGATAGTATTCGTAGACGAGTTTGTACGCTTCCTTTGGCGGAGGTACGACGATGTATTCTTGTGATGGAGCGTTGCAGACTCTGCTGGGAACATTTCTGATGCTGGTGTCAGAAGAATATTCTTGGTCTACATAGTGCTTCAGATAGTCATCATACGTTAGCACTTCCAGCTTCGTTGTCTTGTTACCGAAGGTGCTGTCTTCTTTGACTCTGAAGCTATCAAAGTCAAGAGAGCCAGCATCGATAGGAAAAGCATATCTGCTTGTACCAGCCGTCAATGTCTCTTCTGTGCTGACATGATTGAAAGGCCATTCAAAATGGCTTTGGTTGATGTCACGCAGAGAAGCATTGATGGCATCTTTGCATTGAGCATACCAACCCTTAGCCGTAGCAAAGGTCGCTGAAGTGAGTTCAACCTCATTCAGCTTTCTGTTGACAGCGTTGACAAGTTCAAGGTAGTTGTATGCCATTAGTTTTCCTTGATGTTGAGCTTGATGACACGCTCAGCAATAGATCCACTACTGTCGGTGATACGACAATAGATTTTGTATTCTTTGTTCACTGTGCCTAAGCCAAGGTTGATGGTGGCAACAGTGGTTGTAGCTGTCTGTGACACGTTCTGAAGACCGTTGACAACATTGGTAGCATTGAAGGCTGTCTTGACACCAGAGGCGTTGTCAACGAACCAGGCTACAGTAGAAATAGTGACACCCGTGCCAAGCCATCTAGACCAGTCTACGCTGTAGTCCAAGATTTCATCAGGGTCTTTGTTGGGCCATTTATACGACATAGGTTTTCCTTAGCCTGGTGTTATAAAAGTAAACACTACTTTTGTCAACTCAAGCCTACATAGGCTCTTCGTTCACTAGAAGATGTTGTTCTATCGGAAGTGACATAGACAATGCGTTG